GGGCGAGGCCGCCGGCACCGCGCTCGGGCAGGACACCGGCGCGGACATCGCGTCAGTCGCCCCGAACGCGGGCCTCCCTGCCGCCACCGCGGCGGCGCTGGGCGCCACGAGCTCCCTCGCCACCAACGGCGGCACCGCTGCGGCGACCGGCACCGGGCAGAACCCGGCCCCGTCGATCGCCATCGGCGCCGCCCCCGCCGCCGGCACCGGCACCGCGCTGGACGCCAGCGTCGTCACCACCGGCGCGCCGCCGCTCATGCAGGTGCTCCCCGGCCGCACGTGGCTGCGGCAGTTCCGGCACCTGCAGGAGCCGCTGCCGCCGCCGCCGTTCACCGCACCGCCCTTCCAGGTGGCGCGCAGCACCCCGTCGGCCGCCGCCCCGGACACTTCCGCCGCGGGGGTGTCCGACCCGCGTGACGGCACCACGTCCGTCGCCGCCCTCGCCACCTCTTCCCCGGGAGTCACATGACTAAGCGCGTCCTGCTCACCGGCGCCGGCGGGTTCATCGGCCACCACGTCCTCGAGCACCTCCTCCACGAGAGCGACTGGGAGATCACCGCCACCGACTCCTTCCGCCACAAAGGGAAGACGGACCGCATCCGCCAGGTGCTGGAGCACGGGGCGCCGGAGTGGCGGCAGCGCACCCGCGTGGTCATGCACGACCTCGCCGCCCCCGTCGCGTCTCAGCTGCGGGACAAGATCGGCCCCGTCGACTACGTCCTCGCCGTCGCGTCCCTGTCGCACGTGGACGACTCCATCGCCGACCCCGTGGCCTTCACCCGCAACAACACCGACATCGCCCTGTCCGTGCTGGAATACGCCCGGGAAGCCGCCCCCGCGCACCTGATCTGGGTGTCCACGGACGAGGTGTACGGGCCCACGGTGGCCGGGCAGGCGCACCCCGAATGGGCGCCCATCCTGCCGTCCAACCCGTACTCCGCGTCCAAGGCCGCGCAGGAAGCCATCGCCATCGCGTACTGGCGCACCTACGGGGTACCGGTGACCCTGGTCAACTGCATGAACCTCATCGGCGAGCGCCAGGACCCGCAGAAGTACCTGCCGATGCTCATCCGGCGCATTCACCGCGGGCAGAAAGTCACTGTGCACGGGCGCCCCGGGAACATCGGCACCAGGCATTACCTGCACGCCCGCAATCTCGCCGACGCCATGCTGTACATCCTGCGGAACCTGCCGCCGGCGATGTTCCCCGCGCACTTTGACCTGGATTACCACTACGGGATGACGAAAGCCGGCCGCCCCGACCGGTTCAACATCGTCGGCCCGGACAGGATCAGCAACCTGCAGCTCGCCCAGATGACCGCCGACCTCACCGGCAAACCGCTGCGGTACCAGCTGGAGGACTACCACGCCACTCGCCCGGGCCATGACCCGCACTACGGGCTGAACGGGTCCAAGATCACTGCGCTGGGGTGGAAGCCGCCGGTGCCGTTCCCCGAATCTCTCGCCCGCACCGTGGCGTGGACGCTGGCGCACCCGGAGTGGATGGAGGACTAGGTGTCCGCGACCGTCTTCTACCAGGACGCGAACGAGTTCGCCACCCTCCAGAACATTTTCAAGGTCAGCGGTGTCCCCACCGACCCGTCCACGGTGACACTCACCGTCACCGACCCCACTGGCGCGACGTCCGCGCCCAGCGTGACGCACGTCTCTGCCGGCACCTACACAGCGAACGTCGCGTGCACCGTCGCCGGCGTCTGGACCTACCTGTGGGAAGGCACCGGCACCGCCTCCGACGCGGTCGCCGGCACCTGGACCGTTGTCACGGTCGCGCTGGGCCAGAACTACTGCACCGTCGAAGAACTGAAATCGCGGCTCGGCATCACCGACACCTCCGATGACTTCGAGCTGGGCCTGGCCGCCGCGGGGGCGTCCCGCGCGATCGACGAGATCACCGGCCGGTACTTCTGGCGCGGCACCGACACCAGGACGTACATCCCGGAGTCGATCTCCCGGCAGTCCCTCGACGACCTCGTCTCCGTCACGTCGCTGAAGGTGGACCGGGACGGCGACGGCGTCTTCGAGGAAACCTGGACCCAGGGCACCGACTACGCCCTCGAAGTCGCCCCCGGCAAGTACAACGCAGCGGCGAAGGGCGAGCAGTGGCCCTACACCGCCGCGCAGGTCATCACCGGAGGGAAGCTGTTCCCGTTCACCTGGATGTGGTCCCACCTCGACCGCATCCAGGTCACCGGCGTGTTCGGCTGGCCAGCGGTGCCGCTGAACGTGAAAAACGCCGCAATCATCGCCGGCGCGCAGATCTTCAGGATCAAAGACGCCCCGTTCGGCGTCGCCGGGTTCGGGGAGTTCGGGGTGGTGCGGGTGCAGTCGAACCCGCAGGTGATGTGGCTGCTGCACCGGTACATCAACGGGCAAAGGATCGGCGTCTAAATGCCCCAGCCCGACTTTCCCACCGTGCGGCAGGCGATCGCCACGTACCTCACCTCGTCGATTGGGCTGCGCGCGACGGCGAACCGGTTCGGCGCGGTGAACCCGCCGATGGCCGTGGTCGCCCCGCAGACCGGCAGCCTGATCCGGTACGCGGTCACCATGGACGGCGAAACCGACTACACCCTGCGGGCGGTCATCCTCGTCTCCGAGGGCGACTCAGCGTCCGGGCAGGATGCCATGGACGCCTACCTGTCCCCCGTCGGCGCCCTGTCCGTGCACGCGGCGATCCAGAAGGACCCCACTTTGGGCGGCCAGGTGTCGTACTGCGCGGTGATCGAGGCCACCGGGTACGGGCTGATGAACTGGAACGGCGTGGACTACCTCGCGTGCTCGCTCATCCTTAACGTCGGCACCTGATGCGCTGGCTAGTCGGGCATCCTGGCCCGAGCTTTTCCGTCGCTGACATGCATACGGGCTGGGTAGAAGCGCTCCGCGCGCTCGGCGAGGACGTGTACACGTACAACCTCGATGATCGCCTGCTGTTCTACGACAGCACCATGCTCAAAGTGGGCGAGGACTCGTTCGGGCGCGACGCATTTCGCAAGGCAGTGTCCCGGGAGCAGGCGATCGGCCTGGCCACTGATGGCATCTATAAGCCGTTGTGGCGCATATGGCCGCATGTAGTCCTGCTTATCTCGGCGTTCTTTTATCCGCCGCAGATCTTCGACGAGATGCGCGGCCGGGGCCACAAAGTGGTTCTGCTGCATTCAGAATCGCCGTATCAAGATGATGAACAGTTGGTGCGGGCGGCGCACGCCGACCTGAACCTGGTCAACGATCCGGTCAACCTTGACGCCTACCGGGAGCTGGGCCCGGCGGAGTACATGCCGCACGCGTACCGGGAGCAGGTGCATTACCCGGCGCCGGGCGCGGCGAAGCTGTGGGACTTCTCGTTCATCGGCACCGGGTTCCCCTCCCGGGTGCGGTTCTTCGAGCAGATGCACCTGTCCGGCCTGGACGTGCGGCTGGCGGGGCCGTGGCTGGACCTTCCGGAGGACTCCCCGCTGCGCCAGTACGCCGACCCCAACCCCGAGGGCTGCGTGGACAACACGGAGACGGCGGACATCTACCGGCAGTCCCGCACCGGCCTCAATTTGTATCGCAGGGAAGCAGAAGACGCCCACCTCGGGGAAGGGTGGGCCTGCGGGCCGCGGGAGATCGAAATGGCCGCGTGCGGCCTGTGGTTCGCCCGCGACCCGCGCCCCGAATCGGATGAGCTGTTTCCCATGCTCCCCGCGTTCACCAGCCCGGAGGAAGCGGGGGAGCTGATCCGGTGGGCGCTCGCGCACCCGGGCGACGCGGAAGAGGCGGCGGGGAAAGCCAGGGCGGCGGTTGAGGGCCGCACGTTCATCAGCCACGCCAGGAAGCTCCTGGCAATGCTCGACAACTAGGAGACAAACGTGGTCCGGCATCATGGGCGCAACGGCGCGGTGTACATCTCGGTGACCAACGGGGCGGCGGCGTCGTCGTGCGCGTTCCAGGCGACCTGGTCGCTGTCGAAGGTCGTCAACAAGCAGGACGTGACAGCGTTCGGCGACGGCAACCTCATCTATGTCGCCGGGCTGCCGGACTCGTCCGGGCAGTTCTCCGGGTTCTGGGACGACGCCACCGCGCAGACCTACACGGCGTCCACGGATGGCCTGTCCCGGAACATGTACCTGTATCCCGACATTCAGAACTCCCCGAACGTGTACCATTTCGGGACGATCCTGCCGGACTACAGCATCGACGGTGCCATCGCCGGTGGGGTGAACATGTCCTCGACCTGGAATGCAGCCTCACGCATCTGGCAATATAACCCTGCACTCGGCGGGATCGTCTAACCGAATTGGCTGCCGAGGATCTCCTCGGCCAGTCGCTGCAGCGTCTTCGCCGGCAGGCCCTTGCACGCGGCGGGCTCGGTGCCCTTGGCGCCGGTGGATGCCGCTGCGGCGAACTCGGCGCGCATCGCGTGCTTACATGCGGTCACGCTGGCTGTGCTGCTGGTGCCCCCGCACGCGGCGAGCAGCAGCACAGCTGCCACGATTCCCCCGATGGTTCTCATGCACGCATCGTAACCGGGAGGCACCAGTGGCTGACGCCGCCGTGGAGTTCGCCGCCCTCGCCGCCGCGCTCAAGGATGCCGGGGAGACGGGGCTGCGGAAGGAGCTTTACAAGGCGTTCGACGACGCGGCGAAGCCTTTGGCGCGAGAGATCCAAAGGGTCGATCACCTGGCGGCTTTCATGCCGGACCGGTACGCCCGGGTGCTGGCTGGTGACTTGCGGGTGCGGGTGTCCAAGCGCACCACTGGCGAACCCGGCGTGGAACTTGTGGGAAGTGCCCCGACGGCCCTGTTCTCAAGAGGCCGCGGGCGCAAGGTGAACCAGCGCAACGCGGGGATCATCACCCACCCCGTGTTCGCCGTATCCGGAACGCCGCGGCGGTCGTGGACGTGGCGGACGCAGACGAAGGGAATGCGGCCGGGATTTTTCGACCGGCCCGTGGAGCAGTCAGGCCCGCAGGTGCGGGATCAAATCGTGGCCGCGGTGGCCCGGGTCCGGGACAAGATCTACGCCGCCAAATAGGAGGCAGCGCGTGGCGAAAGTGACCATCAACGGTGAGGTGTTCAGCTGGGACCCTGCCCGTAAGCCACTGTCGGAGGCCCTGGCGATTGAGGCCGGGCTGAAATGCCGGTACGTGGACTACGAAACCGACTTGGCCGCCGGATCGGCGCGGGCCCTGGCGGGGTTCATCTGGCTGGTGTGGCGGCGCAACGGCCGCGACGTGCCGCTGGAGGACATCCTGTCCGGCGGCGTGGACGTGGACCTCGACGGGCTGGGCATTGAGGATGACACCAGCGAGGACGGCGCGGGCCCTACGACGCCCCCGCCGGGGCGTTCACCTACGACCGGCACCGGTACCTCGGCGTCTTCGCGGAAGTCCTCCACATCCGCCCGTGGGAAATAGGGCTGCTTGAGCAGGCCGACTTTGAGGCTCTCGTTGACTACCTGGAAGAGAAGCTGAGGGACCGTGGCTGAAGAGATCAGGGCTGACCTGCTCCTCGGCCGCGACTCTCTCACCCCGGGGCTGCTGAAAGCCGGCCGGGCGGCAAAGGACGCATCGGGGGATGTCGGCAGCCTGACCCGGCAGCTCTATGAGCTGAACAGGGCACGTGCCACCCCCGTCGTGGACCTGAACGACAAAGCCGCCGTCGCCCACCTGGATGAGGTGAAGGCGAAACTCGACGAGCTCGGCAAGAAAGTTGCAGCGCCGAAAATCGACCCGCAGGACAAGGCCGCCCTGGCGTCGGTGGCGTCGATGCGCTTGCAACTGGACCGGCTCGGCCGCATGGTCGCCACCCCGCGGGTGACATTGGAGGGCGTGGACCGGGCACAAGCCCAGTTGCTGCGGCTGGACACGCAACTGTCGCGGATGACGCAGCGGCGCGGCCTGTTCTCCCGCGCGGCCGGTGGCCTGCTCGGCCTGTTCGGAGGCGGTGGCGGGCTCAGCCTGGCCAGCGGTGCTGCAGGCGCCGGCGGTGCGACGGCTCAGGGCGGCGGCGGGCTACTGGCGGCACTCGGCCCGGCGGGGGCAGGAGTTGGGATCGGCCTCGGCGCCTTGCTGGGCGCCCTGCTCGCCCCGGGGGCCATCCCGCTGGGCCTCGGCACCCTCATCGGTGGCGGTGCCGCGTTCGGTGGCGTGGCGCTGGGGCAGTCGGCTCAGACGCAATTGCGGGCGCTGCAAACGGCGCTGAAGGGTGCCACCGGCAAGCAGCGGGAGCAGATCCGGGATCAGATCGCCGCGTTCCGGCAGGCGAATGCGGGCCCGCTGGGCGTCGCTGGCGCGTTCCATGGACTGACCGGGACCCTCACCGCCGTGTTCTCCGGCGCGCTGACCCGGCCCGGCCCTGCCGCCATTGGCCCCAGCGGGCGCCCCATCCCCGGGACGGGGGCACCGTCGTTCCTGACGAGCCTGACCGGGATTTTCCGGCAGATCGCCGCGTTCATCAAGTCCATCGGCCCGTCGCTGGGGGACATTTTCCGCGCCAGCGTCCCCTACATCCGGACGTTCGTGGGGTTCCTCGAACAGGCCACTAAAATCTTGCTGCCGGTGTTCACCCACCTGCTGCAGGAATTCCAGCCGCTGCTGCCGACGATCAGCAAGGGGCTGATTGCCCTGGTCCAGGGCCTCGCCGGGTTCCTGAAGGCCCTCGGCCCGCAGGGGATGAAAACCAGCGCGCAGGCGTTCGTCCTGCTGGCCAAAGCCACCGCCGGCCTCCTCATAATCCTCGGCAAAGTGATCGATTTCTACGCCGCGCACATTCCGGTGGTCGCGCACAACACCGCCGCCTGGTTCGACCGGATACGCCACTGGATGGCGGCGCTCGGCGACTGGATCATGCAGCACTGGGACCAGTGGCGGCACGGGTGGGCGCACATTTGGGACGTCATCTTCCAGGACACCATCGGCAAGATGATCCGGTTCGGCCACAACGTGGAAGCCGCGTTCAACTCGGTGTCAAAATTCGTCCAGGCGTGGGCGCTCCGGGTGGAGATCCTGTTCGCCGGGTGGGCGAAAAATGTCGTGCACATCGCGGCGGACGCGTTCGGGTGGGTGCCCGGCATCGGGCCGAAACTGAAGGCGGCCGACCAGAAAATCGGCGCGTTCGTCGCCAGCACGCAGGCCAAACTGCACGCCCTGACCCACAAGTCGTACCCGATCGACTTCCGGGTCACCCTGCCGCCGGGGGCGTCGCCGAACCTCCGCGGCCCCGGCGGCCAGGTCCCCGGCCACGCCGCCGGGACGCCTGGCGCCGCCCCCGGGTGGGCCGTAGTCGGTGAAAAAGGCCCGGAACTGGTGTCCATGCGCGGCGGCGAGGTTGTCATCCCTAACCACGCCCTCCGCGGGTACGCCGCCGGCACGCCAGGGGTGACCGTGCACCTGTCCACCCCGTCGATAAGGGAGATGGCCGCCACTCTCGGGGGTTTCGTCGGCCGCATCGTCCGCGCGGTGCAATCCCAGTACACGGTGCCGATCGCCGGCGGTTCCACGCCGCCGGGGTTCGGCATCGCCCCGAACGGGCCGTTGCAGCAGTATGCCCGGTACCTGCTCCGCGCATACGGGTGGGGCAGCCAGTGGGCCGCGTTCAACGACGTGGTCATGCGGGAATCCGGATGGAACGTCTACGCCCAGAACCCCACATCGGGAGCGTACGGGATACCGCAGGCGCTGCCCGGCAGCAAAATGGCCAGCGCCGGCGCGGACTGGCGCACCGACGGGTTCACCCAGCTGCGGTGGATGATGGCCTACATCGCCTCCCGGTACGGGTCGCCAGCCGGGGCGTGGAACTCGGAGCTGACCCGCGGCTGGTACGACCACGGCGGTTACCTGCAGCCCGGGTGGAACCTCGCCTACAACGGCACCGGGCGCCCCGAACTAGTCACCCCCGCCCGCGGCACCAGGGGCGCCGGGGGCACCACCGTGTACCTGACCGTGCAGGTGGGGCACGGCACCCACCCGGTCGCCGCCGCGCAGGAGATCGTGAAAATCCTGAACGTCGGCGCGCGCAACGGGGTGCGGCTGCGGTCGTCGATCCTCGGGCCCGGCTGATGACGTTCACGCAGGTGCAGAACGGGTCCGCGATCACCGCCGGTGTGTCCGGCGGCGTGACCACCCTGACCCTGACCCTCCCGGTGGCGTCGACGGCGGGGACGCTGCTGATCGCGTGCATCGTCACCGGGCAGGCCGGCACGCCGATGAAGATCTCCGTGGTCAACGGGGCGAACCCGAACACCTCCCCGGGCTGGGAGTGGTGCTGCACCGCGCCGTCGAACGTCACCGGCGCCGCCGGGCAGCAGGTGGAGATCTGGTGCTACCGGAAGAACCCTGGCGGCATCACGAACACGACGTGGACGATCCCGACGGCCGACGGCGCCCGCGGTCACCTGATGGAGTTCTCCACCACCTCCGCCTACCAGGTGATGGAACTGTTCCCCGGGATCACCGTGTCGGTGACCGCCGGGGCGACCAGCTTCCCCGCGGCCATGGCCAACCCGGTGGCCGCCGCGGAACTGGCCATCGCCATGTTCGGCGACAACTTCGGCTCGACCGGCACCGCGGTCACCTGGACCACCCCGGGCGGCTGGACGCTGGGCCGCACCACGTCCACCCAGACGCTGGGCATGCACTGGCTGTCCTGCTGGCAGGCCACCGCCGCCGCCGGGCCCGTGTCCGCCACCGCGGTCACTTCCACGTCCACGAACCAGATCAGCTGGGAAAACGCCCTGGTGGTGTTCCGCGAAGCCGCCTCCGTCCGCTCCAGGGCCGGCGGGTCATGCTCCGCCGGGTCCTACACCGACCAGGCGTCATTCGGGCTCCCCGCCACCAAAGTCGGGTCGGCGATGGAGGGCGACACGTTCATCGGCCGCCCGTTCTTCACCTCCGTGCAGGTGTCCTACCAGCAGGAGGGGGCGCACCTCACGTCGGGGCCGACGACGGACCAGCTGAACCTGTACAACGCGGGCATTCAGATGTGCTGGGCGATGAAACCGCGCCGCACCGGGCTGTCCGGGTTCGTGTCAGTGGCGAACGAGCAGGCCGCGGTGGATTCCGACCTGACCTTGATGAAGCAGTCCGGGACCATCAACGGGTTCATCTGCACCTCCTACAATGAGTACAACCTCGGCGGCGGCAACGGGCCGTTCGGCAACGACACCAGCGGCAGCGACCCGTACGGGAATGTCGGCACCGGCGCCGCGGCGGCCAGGGCGGCGCAGTCGAACTGGCTGGCGTACTGGGCGCACTGGCAGCCCACGTACGCCGCGCACGGCATTCCTATTTACACCAAGCCGTCGTACGCGTCGGCGCCGTCGTGCTCGTCGTGGCATCCGCCGGCGGGGACCGTGTCGGGGGTGATGGCGGACTTCTACTACTCCGACTCCAACGGCAAGCAGGTCTACCTCGACGCTTCCCCCGGCAACGACCCGGGAACCGGCAACGTCGCGCCCGCGCTGCAGGACGTGTGCGACGGCATCCGCAACCCTGACAACAGCGCAGCCACGAACGCGCCGATCCCGCTGGGCATCGGGGAATGGGGCCGCGCCGGCGGCAACAGCTTTCCCGCCTGGTCCAGCGTGGTGGCGTGGTCGCACACCGGCGGCTCGACGGGGCACGTGCGGGACGTATTCGCCGCGCGGCTCGCCGCCGGGAAGCAGAACGCGCCCGTCATCTGGTTCGAGAACAACCCGAACGGCCCCAACTGGATTCACACCCCCGGGGTCAACGGCGAGGATCAGTCCGGCATCCAGGCGGAACTCGCCGCGCTCGTCGACGCGCTGGCGCCGCAGGCCGCCGGGACCACCGTCACCGTCACCACCACCACCCTGCCGAACGCCATCCTGGGTTCCCCGTACAACCAGGCGCTGACCGCGACCGGCGGCGCGGCGCCGTACACGTGGGCAACCCTGACCGGCAGCCTGCCGACCGGGCTGTCGCTGTCCTCGGGCGGCGTGATCTCGGGGACGCCGACCGTGGCGGGGACGTACACGTTCACGGTGAAGGCGACGGACTCCGGGTCCACCATCGGCAACTCCGGCAGCCTGTCGATCGTCGTCCCGGCGATGTCGGTCACCACCACCACCCTGTCCGCCGCGTCCGTCGGTGCCGCCTACACCGCGACCCTCACCGAGCAGGGCGGCACCGGGCCGTTCACCTGGTCGCTGCTCACCGGCACCCTCCCCGCCGGGATCACCCTGTCCGCCGGCGGGGTGCTGTCCGGCACGTCGGGGGACGTCCCCGGCGCGTACGGGTTCACCGTGCAGCTGAACGACTCCGCGTCCAACGTCGCCACCGCCGCGCTGCAGCTCACCCTGTCCGCCGGGGCCACCGGCAGCGGCGGCCCGCCGGTACTGCCGCCCGGGTTCCCGCAGATCCGCGTCGAAGCCGGGTTCTACGCCGCCGCCCCGGTCGCGCAGCCCGGGACGCTGCTCCTCGACGACCC